CGATTGGAGATAGCACGTCTTGGGTTGCTGTTGCTCCGCCTACGGCTCCGAGCAACCTTATGTGGACAATCAGCTATGGCGGTCCAACGGCTCCGTATTCAGACCTAAACTTTACTGGCGTCAACACCGCAACCAACGTCACCTACACAAACCCGGCGACGAGCGCTAACACGACCAACGGCGGAACGACTTGGACGCAGGGACATGCGGCTAACGCTCATACGGTTAATGGCGGCAACGCAGCGTTTCAGATTGACCTAAGCGCTAGCAGCGGCGGAATCAGGAACTTTGTCAACAACGATATATTTGGCATTGACGTTACGCACGGAGCCGTCATGCAGATTGATTGGTCTACGTGCAATCTCCAGTTCATCAACAACGACGGCTCTCCAGTGACTATCACGGGCGCTGCTACTCGCTTTACGTCTATCGCTATGGGCAGCGTCAGACAGACTTGCGTGCGCTTTGATTTCTCGGCAGTTAAGGACAGAGCCGATTGGGACAATATCCGCTATATCAAGCTCAGCTATCGCATTCTCGCCTCTAGCGCAACGGCAAGCTCTAACAACGTTTCGTTCCGAGTCACTATCGGCGGCATTTGGGTAACAAACAACCTCTTTAACGACGTGTTTGCTGCCACGTACTACGACAGCACGACGCAAAGGGAGTCCGGGCAATCGCCTCACCTAGTCATTCCTAACACTCAGCTATACGGAATGATGATGCCGCTCAACACGGGACAACCAGCAGCGGACGGCTTGGGAGTGCATCTAGATATTGAGGTTCCGCAGACAAGCCAAAGCGGAGTTGATTTTGTCCGCCTATACCGAGTCCACACGACCGGAGCCGTGACGAGATACTACAGAGTCAACGAGACGGCAGAGGTTACGGGCGTAGCAACAACCGTCCAACATCGGCAGACGTTTGCCGAGGACTTGCTAGAAACAACCTACACGCTAGGCGCTGGCGGCTTTACAAACGTTCAATGCGCTACCCCGTTCAAGGGTTGGGTTGTTTGGGGCTATAAGGGCGGAGTCACGAACGTCAAGCACTCCCGCATTGGAGAGCCGGAGCTACTTGCCAATCCCAACGACGACTTAGAGAACGACGACAACCGGGGTGCGACATTCACTCTCGCCGACGACGCAGACGAACCGCAGTCTATGCATGGTGCTGGCGACGTGCTGATTATCCTTGGCAAGCGTGGAGTGTATGCGCAGGTGGGGGATAGACCCTCCAATATGTCCCCGCCTAAGAAACTCCCAATGTCCAAGGGAGTAGCCAACCGCTTTGCATCGTGCCGATACCGAGACGAGAACGGCAACTATGGCGTTGCTTTCCTAGACGCCGCTGGGGAGGTGTACCTTGCTCTCGTTGACCACACGTTTAACGAGCAGGGAGGCTATAAAATTGTGGAGCTTTCCCAAGATATAAGAGGGACGCTCAAGAGTTTTCTTGCCGACGCTCAATCCTTAACCAGTTTCGCAACCGCACGAGTCTTTACGAACGAGGCGGACTCGTCGCTATGGGTTGTCATGGGCAGCAGAGCCGCTGTCCTCCGCAGGGCTAACCTGCTAGACGGCAAGCGCTATTGGGAGCTTTACAACTACACGACGGGCGGCACTATCAAGTATGTAGCCGCTAGCACTAAGTGGCGCATCCATTGGTTCCGTTCGGGCGGACAGATTGACGAGGTGGAATACAACTCGTCTACAGCCGCCTACATTGAGGGGACTAGCAGAGACGGCGGCAGCGCAATGCCCGCTAGCTCTATCTATTGGACGAGCAAAGTATTTGCCAACGACAACAGCCGCATTGACGTTGTGGACGTGGAGCGGGACACGCTCACGAATACGCCGATAGTAACGCTTGTCAGCACTCGGCAGACGAGCAGCAAGACACTCGCCAGCGGCAAGCGCCGGACACGCTTTGGACCTCTCCAGCAGGGCACGGAGCATAAGGTGAAAATCGCCATGACCGAGGGGGATGCTCCAATCCGGCGAATCGTTGTCGAGGGCGTTGGACCGCTCTCCAGGAGAGCCACGGCATGATGCAAGCTGGCGAAACAATCAAAATGCCGCCGCTCAACAGAGTGGAGCCGCACGTTCGGGATTGGCTTATGGGGCTTGTCAAGAACGTCCAAAAGCTCAACGAGCGCATTAACCAGCTAGAGCATGAGAACCGATTGCTCCAGGGACAAGTAGGGACTCGGCTTAACCCGGATTCCCCTGACTACCTCGTGCCTAACATTCAGATAAGCACAGGCTCCGCACTCACCTTGAACAGCACGGAGCTAAACATGCTGTATCAAATCAATGCGACCGGCAATTTCACGCTGACGCTGCCGACGCCGATTGAGGGGCAATGGGTTGATATCTACAACAACGGCACTAGCACTATCACGATTTCAGACGGAGCTAGCACGCTAGGAACGATTGAGAGCGGCAAAGGCTCTCGCATGAATGTAAGAACTAGCTCCGCTGGCAGTCCTCAATGGGAAAGCAAGCTTATTGGCTACAGCAGAGGCGGCATGGTTTGGGGCGAGAACGGCTTGTTTAACGACAGCATCTATCTCAAATCGCCGGACGGTAATTGGTGGGAGATAACTGTAACGAACGCCGGAGCCATATCAACGACTAGCTCAGGTGGAGCCGTACCCGCCTAATGGTTAGAGACGCCAAGCCGGAGGAATATCCGACGCCAGCTAAATGGTGCGGATTGCTGGAGGACCAGGACGGGGAGCTACTAGGCTATGTCTGTGCCTCTATCATGTCCGGGATTCCGGTTATCCACGACCTAGAACATTGGGGCGACGACGCATACGGAGCGGCACGGCTACTCATTGCAGCTAGAAAACAGGTGAGAGCTTGGGGCTACGAGAAAGTGTATGTAAATATCCTCGCCGGGGCTACTGACATGCTGGAGCCGCTAATGAGGCATGGATTTAGGATTGTTCAGATTTTCCTAGAGGGAGAGATTTAAGAATGGGAGCAGCAGCAGTACCCCTAGCCGTAGCCGGAGCCGGACTCGTCGGCGGCATGATGCAGAACGACACGCAGCGCCGAGCGGCTAATCGTGCTGCCGGACAGCAGCAGGAATTGCTTAATCGGCAGCGAGAGATTTTTGACACTATCAACAATCTCCGTCGTCTCGCTGAGGGGCAGGGATTCTTTGACCCTAAGAAACGCATTGCGCAGATTGACAAGAATTCCGCAGAGTACGAGGCGAGAGACCTAGGCAATCTCGCTGGAGCTTTGCGAGTTGCCGGATATCGTCCGGGCGATTCGGAGCTTGGCGTCAGACTGGACGCCGTTAAGCGCAAGCACAAGGGCGACAGAGAGCGCCAGTATGCGGAGGCGGAGCGACAGTCTTTCTTTGACCATATCAACGCCGTAGCTGCTGCCAATGGCGGCATGCTCAATCCAGGCATTGAGGCGGCTCAACGACAGCAGGAAATTGCACTATCCCGTATTCAGAACCCCGCAGGATTTCTCGCCTCGCTGCTGCCTTATCTTGACCAGTTTGGACGAGGACGAGGCAACGGCAATGCGTATCAGCAAGGCGGCTCCGTTCTAGGACAGCCGAACAGCGGCGGCGGATGGAGCTACGGCGGCGGTTGGGTAGGCGGCGGCAACGGTGGATTTGGAGGCTCCGGCTTTGGCGGTGGACGAGGCGGCTACGGCTACGGCAATGGCGGCTTTGGCGGCTAAGAGGCTTTAATGCGCAAGAACAACAAAGGCAATCCCTACAGCTTTGACGTGAACAGCTATCTCTTTGGAGGCGACCTATTCAATCCAAAGAAAGCTGACCCGATGGGCATGTACGATTTCGGGCAGACGGACACTAACAACTTGCCAAAGCAAGAGGTGCCGGAGTCTGGCGCTCAAGACATGATGTATCGGATTGAGCCGCCTAGCTTTTGGGGCGGAGAGACAGGGCAGCATGACGACTATGGTTGGTCCCGTTTCGGGCGACAGCCTCAGCCTTTGTTCAGCGACACTTACGCCAATCTCGCCAACAAGAATTTCAAGCTAGACCCGCCTAGCGTTCTAGACGTTGCTCCAGGACACTTGCTCTACGTCTGGCGTCAGCTTGGCGATAACCTCAAGTTCAATTTCAAAATCAGCGACTATCACGAGCAGATTAAGAAAGGCAAGACGCTAGACGACATTCTCACCGACGAGGAACGGCAAAAGATGGAGCGGGACAACGCTCTCGCTACCGAGCTTGCCGCCAAAGTCGCTCACTTGCCGAGAGAGCAATACGACGCTTACATGGCGGAATTGCGGCAGACGATAGGGCAGCAAGTAGCCGCTCCACGACGACCAGACCTAGAGAACCCGAATCCTTGGGGCGCTGCCGCTGCTGGCATTGCAGCTATGCTCACTCCCGAGCATGCCTTTGACATTGCATCTACTCCGTTTCAGCATGGACCCAGAAAGCAAGAGCAAGGCTACCAGGCGGACAAAGAGCGCTTTACGATTGAGCAGCAAGCCAAGCAGGAACGACAACGCTTGCTTATGTCGCTGCTGGAATTGCAGGATAGGCGAGACAGAGCTACGCAAGACGCCGAGCAAAAGCAGATTGACAACGAGCTTAAGATTGTGCAGGACAGGCTAGACCGTGTGAATCAGCAGATTATTGCTGAGGGGCGGGTCCAAGGCGCTATAGAAAAGGAAAAGATTAAGAACGACGCCGACGAGCGAGAAAAGAATATCCACGCTTACTACAACGCTAAGGGTTTGGAGAATCGGCACAACGCTTGGCTTGCGCTAGGTGGACCATACAGCGGACTTGAGGAGCCGAAAGAGCTTACTCCGGGCGAGAGCAAGGATATCTCGCACGGCGGATACTACGACGCCAAGGCGGAATCTACACGCCGTCTCGTGGACGACCAAGAAAAGTATTTGCAGAGCCGAGTGAACGTCAACAACTCAACGGCAAACCTCAACAGCGAGAGAGCTAAGAAAGTCGCTAAAGAGACTTGGTGGATGGACAAAGAGAAAGCCGTCAACATCGCAAAGGGTTGGGCGAGTATTGACAATATCAAGTCCATGATTTCCGACCGAACGATTCGGCAGGATTTCAAGCGGCAGGATATTGCTATCAAGGCTTGGGGCGAATCTCAGAAAGATATCATCGCTACCAAGCGCTCTCTCTCGGCACAAGCTAACACTATCCGTCAAAAGATGGCGCAGCTTAACAGCCGCCTAGCCGATAAGAAAACCAAGGACAGCGAAAAGGCAGCTTTGCGGCAGAGCCTTACTAACTATCAGACGGACCTCAACTCCATTGCTAAGCAGTGGAACGAGCTAAACAGCGAGAGCCGAGCGGTTCGGGATGCTATCCGCACTTTGCCAGAGCGCCAGGGCGGAATCAGCAACGACCATGTTATGCTCCGTAAGCTCGTGGAGAGCCGGGGCTTTGTCGTCACTGACGGCTATGCGACTAAGGGACACAATCCGGGCAGCAAGCACTATGTAGGCAAAGCTGTAGACGTTCGCACTAAGGACCGCTCCGATGCTGAGATTGAGGCTTTCATTCAGGAAATGAAAGCGCTTGGCGTTAAGGTTGTTGACGAGCGCAAGGGACCGCCACGACCGGGCATGACTTGGACCAACGAGCATTTGCATCTTGAGTTTGATACGAACATCGGCACGTCCAAGCCAAAGCAGGGACAGAGCAAGCCAAAGCAGAACAAGCCTAGAACGGGCAGCGTAAGCGTTCCGGGCGTCGGCACGGTTACGTACCGACGAGGCTAAAACTGCATGGCTGATTCTCTTACGCTAACCATACGAGGACGGGAATTCACGGTTGATTGGGGCTACGACCGAGACCCAACGCCAGCAGAGGTAGAGACAATCGCTAAGGCGATTGCTGCTAAGGAATTCGGTTCTAAGCCTCGCATGGCTAAGTTTCAAGAGCGAGAGCCGGAGTACGTTGACAAAAAGCCGACGAGCGCCGGACTCTTTGGCGCTGCTGGCGCAATGATGGACGAGGCGCAACGCATCGTCAAACAGCAAGCGCAGCAGCCGAGCAAGCCCAAGCCTCAGCGCCAGCTACCGAGCATTCTCAATCCCGAGCTAAACGCTCCGGGCATTCCTGCTGACCCTCGCAAGAGAGCCGAGAGAATCCGACGAGAGGACGAGCAGTTTGCCGAGCTTGCTACCAAGCGTCTCTCTCCTATCGTGCCGCCGATGGCACGGACAAAGGACGAGGCTATCAAGCGGTTCCGCAACGAACGAGAGGCAACGGCAAGACGTTTGGAGCGAGAGGCTAGCGAGGCGACGATTGACGCCAAGGCTCCACGAGCGAGCTTGCAAAACGCAATGGCTCGTTTCAACCGAGATAACCCGGACGCTCCGGCAGAGCTACGAGAGAAATTTAAGTATCGGCTCCAGAGAGTAGCCGGAGAGTACGTCGTGCAAAGAGCCATGCGAGACGGCATGACGCTCTACGATGCTGGCATGGCTTACATGACGGGCAAGCTCAAAGAGGACCCGCTAGACGAATTCAACAGAGCCGGAGATATCAAGGCTATGGCAGCCGAGCGCATGTACAGCCCAATGACGGGCGACTTGGGCAAAGACGTACTTGACAAGCTAGGCGCTTTCTACGATTTCAACACGGCGGACATGCAAGACGCCTCTCATACCCTAGGCACTATCCGCCGAAAGGTGATGCCGCACGGTTTGTTCCTCAACGAGAAAGCGGCTAAGGCTCTCAAGGAATCGCCAGACCAGGGTATCCGCTCTATCTATCACACGTTGCAGACTCTTGACCCGCTGCAAACGGTGGATTTCGTGGAGATGCTGACAAGCCCTACGAATCCCAACCGAGTGCCAGAGAAAGACTTAAAGGGCTTTTGGCAGCGCATTGCAGAGGGCGACGTAGAGGCTCAGGACCAGCTTATCGGTACGGCTAATGCCTACATGGTTATGCTGGCGTCGGGACAGCTTAGGGGCGCTAAGCCGACTCTCCGCAACTCGGCAGTTAAGCCCGACGTGAAAGGCACGAGAGGCAATGTAGCGGCTAAGGCGATTCCGGGAGAGGCAGGACGTATTCAGCCCGGAAAGCTAGCCGACGCTCTTGACCAGTATCTACAGCAAGGACATGCGGCAAGCAACAAAGCCGCTCGTAAGCTGCCGTCCACAACGAGCAAGCCGCCTGTCACTATCCGGGGCGATATCTCCAACCAGTACGAGGAACCGATTGGTCCTCCAGCGCCGGAGCCTGTAGCTCCAGCAGCCAAGCCCAAGCGAACGCCAAAGGCAGCGGCTCCAAAGACGGAGCCGGAAAAGGCGGCAGAGCCGACAGAGACAGCGCCAGAGTCGCCAGCTAAGCCGACTCCAAAGGTAGGCGATAGGGTTTGGACTCAGAGCCAAGTATCGGGCGAGATTGTCTACGGGCGAGTCGTGCAAAAAAGCGACGGCAGCGCTCCATATGTCCTGCTGTCCAAGGGCAAAGCGGGCGCTCGTCGTTGGGCGCTTGACGGTAACGATTGGAACATTGGAGAGCCGCCTAAGACGGCTAAAGCTCCAAAGGCTCCAGAGGCAGAACCGACGCCGCCGAGCGGAGGGACCGGAACGGGAGCGACGACCAGGCGGACGCCGACTCCCAAGACGACGGAGCCGGAGCCTGTTGCCACGCCAGAGCCGGAGCCGGTTGCCAAGGTGGAGGACGACCCGAGCGCTCCGCACAACAAGACTCGTCGGGAGCTTGCCGACGAATACGACGCTCAACACAAGGCAGAGGTTGAGAGAGCTAAGCAGGGCATTGCGACTCGTGATGCTCAGCGAAAGCGCATGCTATCCGAGGCTGTCAAAGCTGGCGACTTGGAGATAAAGGGCAAGCGCTTAGTCCCTGTCACTCCGAAAGGCAAGACGACTCTCAAGCTCGTGCAAGACAATGCCGATGCAGAACAGGCGATACAGCGCAACCAGCTAAAGCCAGCAGAGGAAATTTTGCGCCGAAAGAACGAGGCGCTATCCAATCACGCAAAGTCTGTTGACGACGCTATCAAGCAGGGCAAGCAAATTAGGGACGACGTGCTACGAGATTATCCCGAGCTAGCCGAGAGATACGGACGCAAGATTGAGCCGCCAAAGTCGGAGCCGACGCCAGCGCCGAAACAGCCCAAGCCAAAGGTTGAGCCGGAGGAAACACGACCGGCTGAGAGCCGAGAGGTTTGGGAGCGAACGGTAGACGAGGAAAGCCGCATTGAGCATGCTAAGGCGCTCAAAGCTGCCTCTGACGAGCTTAAGAAAGCCAAGGCAGGACAGCTTGAGACGGGCGCTTTCAGCCGCTATAAGAGCAAGTCAGAGGCAATCCGAAAGCTCACTCAAGAGTTGCAGCATATTAAGGCTCAAACGCCAGAGACGTACAAGACGGGCGGAGACCATTTCCAAGAGGTAAGCAGAGCTTTGCGAGAGGGCAAACCTGTTCCTCAGCGTGTCTTGGATTCGTTCCCCGACGAGCTTAGAAAGCAACTGGAGGACAGCGCCAATGAGGGCAAGAGAACGGGCAATGGTGGAGCCGCCAAGACGACCCGTGCGACGACCGCTCCGAAAGGAGAACGTCAGACGGTGGGCAGTGGAGCCAAGGGAGAACAGGGCAAGACGGCTACGGAGCTAGCTGCTCCGCAAACAACGTCCAAGGGGCGAATTCTGCCGAACCCGATTAAGGTTCCGAATCCTAAGAACATTGACCGCATCATGCGGGACGTGCAGCGAAAGCTCAACAAAGCCGTCAAGGTTGGCAAGTCTTTTAGCCGAAAGGTGCTTGGCTCGTATCAGCCGAGCAACACTCGCCTCGTAATCAGAAACTTTGGCGACTTGGATACAGCCGTTCACGAGGTAGCGCACTGGATAGACGACCGATTTAACATCGTCGGCGATTGGGCTAAATCCCGTGTCCGCTCTCCCTTTGACAAGGAGCTTGCACACTTTTGGAAACACACGAGCAAGCCGGGATACAAGCTCGTTCAAAAGAGAGCCGAGGGCGTTGCGGAATTCATCCGTGCCTATGCCTTTGACCCCGACGCTGCTCGTCAGCTAGCGCCGACGTTTACCAAGCATTTCGAGTCAATGGTTCCGGCTGACGTTCGGGCGATTCTTGACGAGTTTGGAGTTGACGTGCGAGGTTGGGCGGGTAGCTCCAATGCTCAGAAAATCGCCGGACGGATTCAGTTTGACAAGCCAAGCGTCCTCGCAAGAGTCCTGCATGTCCTCCAGCCGCACAACGGCAGCTATACGACTCCGTTTGTCAGCCGCTTTATCAAACGAGCTATGACTGACGACCTTGACCCGGTTGTCAAGAACATGGAGGAAAGCATGCGCCGAACGGGAGCCGACGTGCTACCCGAGCGCAATCCTCTCGTGCTGCTCCGTCAGTTGCCATACGTCAAAGCCCGTTTCGAGGGAATGCTTGAGTACGGCATGACCAACGCTCGTAACCAGATTGTTGGCAAACCAATCATGCATATCTTGGAGCCGCTGAATCACAGCAGCCGACGAGCGCTCAAGGCAGAGCTTGAGGATACGTTCAAGATGATGGTTGCCGAGCGAACGGTAGAGCTTGGCGATAGAGGCATTAAGGGCGGCATGTTGGGCGGCGGAATCTATGACGACGTTGCCATTGCTCAGGGATACCTAGACGACCTCAAGGCGGACCCAATCAAGCTCGTGCGGTTGCAAGAGGCAGCGGCACGTTACCGTCAGTGGATGGACGACGTGCTTGACTACGCCGTTGAAAAGGGGCTGTACAGCAAGGAACACGTCAAGGCAGTCAGAGACAGCAACAACTATTACGTGCTGTTCCGCCGTGTCGTAGACGACCCGCTAGACCTCGTGATGGAATCGCCGCACAAGAGCGGCGGCAATCTCGGCACGACCAAGAAAACGCTGTTCAATATCAAAGGCTCCAGCCGTCCGATTGAGAACCCGTTTACAGCAAGCATTGAGAATGCCTTTAACATCGTCAGAGAGGCTGACCGCAATGAGGTTATGTTGGCGTGGAGAGACGTTCTTAAGGGCAACAATCGCCGCTCCATGTATGCGCCGGACATGGTTGACACGGCAGACTTGGGCGCTCAAATTCCGTCTGCTGCCGATGGCTCTGTAAAGATTATTGTCAACGGCAAGGTTGAGCATTGGCTGTTTGAGGCAGGTACGACCGAGGCGCTTAAGGGTGTTGGACGGCTGTACACGATGAATTTCTTGGAGCGAATCCTAGCCGCTCCAGCTACAGCCGTCCGTGCGACCGTCACTCGCTCTCCAGGCTTTCTCGTCCGTAACCGAATCAGAGATATCGGAGAAAGACTCGTCAAGTCAGAGACGGGCAGCAACATCGGTGACACTATCGGCAGAGTCACGGACGACGAGGCAAAGAACTACAAGCTCTATGGCGGCGGCATTCACAGCGGCAAGCTACTTGAGGGCAAAGTCAACTATGACAAGGTTCAAAAGCGGCTCATCGCACAAGCAATCCACGACCCTAAGAGCATCGTTCTAGCGCCGGTGCATTGGTATGACAACCTTGCGACAGGCAGCGAAAGAGCCGGACGTGTCGCTGAGGTTCGCTCCGCATTGCGAGAGGCAAAGGCTCTCGGATACGACGACTACAACGCTCAACTCTATGCGCACTTCAAAGCCCGTGAGTTGATTGACTTTGCTCGTGCCGGAATCTGGAGCCGACATATCTCTCGCTACGTGCCGTTCTTTAACGCTCGTACTCAGGGCTTGGCAAGAACGCTCACTGTCCTACGCAACCAACCGGGCAAGTTTATGACTCGTTGGGCAGGATACGTCTTGACGCCGACGCTGGCAAACTACGCTTGGAACGCCGCTCAGGGCGAGGACGTGTTGAACGAGTATCGCCAGCTACCCGCCTACGTTCGGCAGACTTTCTGGAATTTCAAGATTCCGGGCTATGGTTGGCTCCGCATTCCTAAGCCGTTTGAGTTGGGCATGCTGGCGACTGGAGTTGAGTATGCAGTTGACCGGGCATACGGCAACGAGAATGCCTTTGACGGCTACGCCAAAGAGCTTGCTCTGTCTCTGCTGCCGATGGACGAAAGCTCCATCTTTGGCGGCGGTTGGAGGGGCGTAGCTGAGGTTGCCGTCAACCGGGACTTGTTCCGAGACAAGCCTATCGTTCCGAGCTACGAGGCGGACTTGAACCTTGACAGGCGAGAGGGAGCGAAACACGCAAGCCGACTTGGACAGCTAATCGGATTCAGCATTGGGCGAGACCCGAGAGACATTGACCACCTGATTCGTTACTTCGGCACGGACTTTGGCGACATGGTAATGACGCTCTCGGACGTGTGGAGAGACGACAAGACGATTCCGACGAGCAAGCCGCTCAACCTCGTGACAGGACTGTTCACGGACGTTCCGGCATACGGAGCCATTGACGTTCAAAAAGTCTTGGACGAGGCACGAGGCGTTGGAATCCGAGGACTGCTCAAGGACGAGCTTGAGACTTTCTTTGAGGCAAAGAGCAACCTTGAGCGAGACAAAGCGGCTCAAGCTCTGAGAGCCGCAGCGACCGAGATTCGGAAAGAGCTTGAGGCAGCGACCAAGGGCAAGAAAGGAAAAGCCTACAGTGACGCCGTGGAGGACGTTCTAAGCGGCTATGTCGGCAGTGGAGAGGACTAAGCCGGAGTCATGGGCTTGAGCGCTGGCTGTTCGCTTTCATGTTCCTCTATCACGTCGTCAACGAGAGCTTGCATTTCGGGGCTGTACTCCGGCTCAGACTTTCGGCTGAACAGAGCAGCGAGTCCCCCGCCGACGAGCATGACGGCGCTAATCACGAGCATGTAGACGCCGCCAAGGATTGCGATTCCCTGAAACAGCCAACCAATGTAGGGGAGCCGGAAAGCCCAATAAGCCACGTCTGCCGACCAGTCCGCAACCTTGGGGATTGCAAGCGTCGGCACTGCGTAGACGAGCCAAAAGATTGGCAGCGCCAGCATAGACACTCCCTGTGTCGCTTTCAGTGCCTCTCGTTCCTCGTCCGTGTCCTCGTTCTCCCATTTCGCCACGTTGAGCGCAGCAGCAGTGAAAACGAGCGTGGAGCTAATCAGAGCGTAAAGCCAAGGATAATCCGACTTGTCAGCAAACCAGCGAGTGACGGGCGCAAGGATGGATGCAAAGAGGTAAGCGTTCGCAAGCCCGATGATGATGGGCGGAATCTTTGTCCCCCTCAATCCCGGAATCAAGAACAGCGGCAGGAACACGAGGGCGAGGAAACGCCATGCAAAGTGCATGACCGTCGTGACTGCCGAGACGAGCGCAAGGTATGCAACCATCAGCGCCAATTTATCACAGCTTTGCGTCCGCTGAGGGGAAAACCGGATTTCCCCTAATTTCCCCTAAATTTCCCCTGTGTGAGTCTGGAGAGTGAAAATCTCTAGTTCAACGAGTCACAATCGGGCGGAGCGGTTTAGGTTCAAGAACCTATGCAGAGGCGTCTTGAAAACAGGAGACCAGCAATGGTCCAGGGGTTCGAATCCCCTCCTCTCCTCCAGAATTTCCCCTACATTTCCCCTAAATAGGGGCAAAAAACAGGAAAAGCTGTTGTATCCTCAATTCGCCTTTGCTGCAAGGCAGGGGCAAAACCACCATAGCGGAGGAACAACAGCATGCGAGTCATTCGCCAGTTAACGAACGGACAGACAATCACAATCAGCGTCTCGCCCAAGACAGTGGCGGGAAAGAGCTACCAGAGAGCCGCAACGTATTGGGGCGGCGGCGGACGGAAAATCGAAAAGACGCATCCGACCGATGCAGCGCAAGCCGTGCAGCGAGTCGTTGACGAGGCAGAGCGCCGAGTCTTTAACAACCTCAACTTTAAGCAGTTGCTCAAGGACGAGCCGGAGCCGACGCCGGAGCCAAAGACGACGAGCCGGACTTTCGAGGATTGGGCGGAGCAGGTTGTCAGCGACCTTGAGAGAGCCGCCAAAGCCGAGCGCAAGTCGGAGAGCTACGCTGCTCTCTGCCGCTCGTTCTTGAACCTTTACGTCAAAGGCTCTTGGTTTGGCGAGACGCCAATCCACAGCCTCAATCATCCGTCCCTCGTCGTCCGGTTCGTGGACGAGGCGAAAGCCAAGCCGTACAAGCGAGGCAAAAAGACGTACACGGGGCATAGCTCTCAATGGGCAATGCTGCTCCGGCGCTTTCTCTCAAAGGTGTTCAACGACGCCAGAGACGTTGACCCGACGATTCCCCAACCAGTCACCAAGCAAACGTATTTCCGAGTTGAACACAGCTACCGGGGCGACTTGTTCAGCACGGCGGAAATGGAGGCGCTGTTTCGAGTTGCCCGGACGATGCAAGAGCGCATCATCTTGGCGTTTGGATTTTGGGGGGTTCGTCCGGCTGAGATTTGCGCTGCTCGTTGGTCCAAGCTCTCGCCGGACGGCACGACCTACATGCTGGACAAGCAGATTAAATGGACCCGTGCCAGCGGCAAGACTCAGTACGTGGAGCGCAAGCCCAAGACTGACAGGACCGTCCGGCGAATCGCTCTCGCTCCGGGGCATTTCCTCTTTGAGACGCTCCAAGCGGCTAAGGCTGTCAGAGACGAGGCAGAGGATTTCATGCTCACAGTGGAGGGCAGAGGCGGCAAGCCGAGGCGCTGCACGAGCGACGATATCAGCCGTCTCATTCCAGAGCTTTGCAAGCTGGCGGAGATTCCCGTCAGGAACGCCTACCAGATGAAATCATCCGCAATCACGCTCATGCTGCTCAGCGAGATTGACGTTAAGACAGTCTCAGCAATCACGGGAGTCAGCGAGGGGACAATCCTCAAGCACTACGACCGTGCCAAGAGTCTGGAGCGGCAGCAGCTTGCACTCCCCAAGGTGACGCTCAAAGTAGCGTAGGGGCAGGTATCATAGCGGAGCCGGAAAATCCTCCGCTATGGATTCACGGCAGGGGCGGCGAAAGCTGCCCCATTTTCTTTTTGCAGTTGGGGAATGTTGGTCCATGCGACAGCCGGAGCCAACGTGTACCAGGGGACGGCATACCCTCTCGCTCCGCCGTGTAGCTCGTTCGTCACTCTTGACCCCGCCATATGCAAGCCGCCGAATTCTCTCGTGATAATGTCCACGGCTTGAGGCACGTTCAGCACTAGGTAGTAATCAATCCCTGTCTCGTCCTCGTCGGCATAGGCGACGACGTAGTAATGCGCTCCTAGGTGCTGCCATTCGCCAGCGGAGCCGTCACCGTTGCGGGACTCAAAGATTACGTCTTGATACTCCAGATACTTAGCTCGTCTGATTTTCTCTTGGACTGTTACAAAGCCGCCATTCTCCGGGCGGATAAGTATGTCAATCCCAAACTCTTTATCTAGGGGGTGTACGGAGCCGAGAGAGCTAAGAACTGTGACAGCGCAACCTTTCCAGATTGTCTGATATAGCGCTCTCATAGGTTCCGCTAGCCTCTCGGCAAAGGCATAGTCACTATGGAAAACGGACATAGCAAAAACTTTCTGCAAAGCAGCAGGAATCACCTGCATTGCTGTAGAAATGAACTGCATGTACAGCCGACCAACAGAGGACGAGACCAAATGGAAATATCTCCGCCGAGCGACAGTCTTTGCGGACATGAACTACCGGGAGCTTGAAAAGGTAGCCAAGATATCTAACAGCGACTTGAGCAAATTCGCTCGTGGTCAAAAGATGCCAGGGCTTAAGGCATTTATCCGGCTGTCCCGTGCGCTAGACGTGCCGCTGCATACGCTGCTGTACAGCAATCCGCTCGTCATGGCTCTGCTCAAAGAGGGCGACAATGGCACAGCGGATTAAGAGCAGTGCAGAGATTCTGAAAAGCGAAAGACGCAAGGCGCATATCAATGCGTATTATCGCCAGAAAGCGAAAGAGGCGCTGCTAGAGCTACAGCAGCAGTGCGAACGGCTGACTAATGCGTTCTTAGACTATCAAGCGGCTATGGAGCGAGTGCGGGACACTGAGGACGAGCCGCCTACATGCGACTAGCAATCTCTTGCGCTCGTTGGCGCTTGGCTTTCTCCCAAGCCTCGTCCGTCTTGTAGTAGCTCCGGGGAATCTCCCAAGTGTCGGGGTGTCCTCTGCCGCCGTAATCGTCCGTCTTTGCCGTCTCTCTGCCCGTTTCCGGCGCTCCAGAGCAGCCGACGACCAACGGAGCGGCAGCGACGACCAGGACGAGGGCGAGAGCAGAGCGCATGGAGGGATTGTAGCAAAAGAAAAAGCCCCGGACGAGCCGGGGCGTTTGAGGGGCGAGAGCCGCCTTAGTGTTGGTGGACTTTCAGGTTGTCCAAGAGCATCGGAGCCGAGCCGTCCCCGTTGCCCCAGATAATGACCATATGCGCTCGTGGAGCTTGGACCCTGATTTGCTGCCAGCCCGATTCCAGCGTGTAGGGCAGCGTCTCCAGGACGTTCCCGTTGGCGTCGTAGCACTTGACGGTTACAGTCGTTGCGCCAGGGACGTTGCCAGCGACGGGCAGGGGCGGCGGAGTCGCTACCCAAAAGCTCTTTAGGTCAACGCCGCTGCTGCCTGTCTTGTTGATTACCAGAGCGCCGGTGAGAGCCTGATACGAGCCGGACGGAGCTTCAAGCTCCGTGTACGGGGCAAGCTCCGTGTTGCTCACGAGCATCACGTCAGAGCCGAGTTGAGCGACCGTGACGGACTCCATTGGATTCTGAGTGAGAGCGTCAAGATTGACCAGGTGGGGATTGCCTTGCGCCAGGACCAGCGCCGACGAGACGACGAGTGCGAGAGTCAGTAACCTTTTCACGGAGCCAATTTAGCTCAGAGCCGCAAACTTGACAACTGGCAAAAGAAAAGCCCCGGCAGATTGCCGGGGCGCTTGAGTCTCAGAGTCTCAAGTTACTTGGACTTGCTCTTGGGCTTGTCCGTAAACTTGTTCCACTTGTTTGGCAGCGTGACTCTAACGCCGTTGTCCAAAACGGCAAAGCCGTTGTCCACGCTCTTGATTTCGTGAACCTCGTTTGTCGTCGCTACGAGAATGTACTTGCCTACGTCCTCCGGCTTGAACTTGCCCGACTTGGGAGAACCTTTCGGTGCCCTAGCAGCGTTCTTTCTCGTCGTGGTGCCAGTGGACGTAGCCGGGACGAGCTTGCTGCCGACGACGGTAAAGCCAGCAGCACGAGCCTTGTCCTCAATCTCTTTGCGCTTGCGCTCTGCCTCGTCAGCAAGGCGCTTAAGCTCTGCCTCAGCGTCCTCAATCCACGCTGGCGGCGGAGCTAGCTCACGAGAGACTTTCTCCAGCGACAGCCGACCAGGAATCGGTTGCAGCTTGCCGTCCTCCATCGTGAACACGTCCTCATAAGCTCCGTCCTCGTTGGTGCGAGGCTTGAGCCGGACATAGATGTAGTTCTCGCCGATGATGCCGCTAGCATTCATTGACGGGAGCGGCACGTATTCCGAGCCGACTTGGATATAGACAGGGAGCGCATTGTCAACACGCTCAGAACGTCGTAGGGATGGGAAAAGCTCCGCCTTGGTATTCATCGGTTGCAATTTAGCACAGCTTTGCAGCGCTAGCAACATCATCGGCACAAATTCTAGCAAAGCCTAGGCAGAGCTACAGCGACCGGACCCGCTGTAGCTGCCTGAAATAGTCGGCTCTTGAGCGTCCCGTCTCGGCTGTGTACCGTTGCACTCGCTCTCTATCTGTCAGCGTCTTGTCATGCACGAGCCGATGCACGGCAAGTATCTCGTCGGGAATATCCCAAGTCTCTTGCAGAGCCTCTTTCCAAGGCAGCCCCGCCGTCTTTAGCTCCAGAGCCGTAACGTATTGGCGGAGAGACGGACTCTTGACCATAGGCAGCCATTGCTCCACGTAGTCAAGTATCTCTTGGTCCTTGAAAAACTCCTTAGCCTTGGCGTGAATGTAGGCGGCTGTTGGCTTAAACCGAATGAGAGTGCCACGGTCTATGATGGCTCTCATGTTGGCGTCAAAGCTGCCTAAGTCGTTGGCGATAATGCACGTCCGGCTTGTCGTCGTGTAGCGGTTCGGAACCGTATCATCCGCATGCTCGTCGTCCTCTAAGCCGTCGTCCTCGTCCTCATAATCCTCGTCGTCAGAGGCTTTAACTTTCTTTCGCTTGGCAATGCCAACAGTGTTGGCTTTGCTCCATTCCATTTCCTTGATTGCGTCGGTTTGGCAAAGCGCTTTGAGAATTCGCCTACTCTCCCTCTCTCGCCAAATGTCGTCAACGTCGTCTATGACAATCAACTCGCCACGGTGCCAATAAAGCTCACGATACAGCATGTAGGCAGAGACGGAGCCCACGAATTTGCGATAGGTAGCGTTTGCATCCTCAAGCGCTCGCCATACGGTTTGCGATTTGCTTAGCCCCGGCTCTCCAACAACGACAAGTAGATTTAGTTTGCCGTCAGCGAAAGCACGAGCATAAGCGTATAGCTGCTCAAATGTTTGTATGGTCCGCTGCATAGGTAAGCCTCGTAAGCTGAGACTGTGAGACTGGCATAGGCAGAGCTAGCCCGCCTAGCCGAATGCAATTAACCATACACCTAGCCCGCCTAGTATGTTCCTAGCATTTATACCAGTTATGCTTTCTAGGTCTTGACTTAGTAGACTAGAGTTTTTCCGAGCTAGCAGACTAGCTTTTGCTCCCATTCCGCCAATTCAGCTTTCGTGCGCAACTCTTGCTACAGCACGGAGCCTTTACCCTAACCGTGACAGCGTATCGTTGGAATGGCTTAGCGCAAAAAGCACACACATAGGAGCTAACTCCGATTGCATGCTTAGCAGCTTTGGGCGGCTTACGCTTTGGGGCTACTTGGTTGTTGAACTTTGCTGCACAGGATTGGTTGCAGAATACACGCATACCCGCTCTTAACGTCTTGCGCATGACGGGAGCGCCACAGCTAGCGCATGGAACGTTGTGCATTGGCTTGCTCATCCACAAACCGGCACACTCGCCCGAGCAAAAGATTCTCGGCTGACCGGACTTTACATGCCGGTTCTTGACGTAGTGAACAGCACGGGAGAATACGTCTCCACACGTCGGGCAAATGAAATCTAAAGTCGAGAACGCACGACGGTTCTTTAGGTGCGGCTCAATCGTTGCCAAGTCGTAGACGAGGGGCGGTGGCTTGGGCGGCTCTATCTTTGCTTTAACTTGGCGCTTGCGCTGCTGTGTTGGTTTGGCGGCGGGAGCTAGTGTCGGCTCTTGCTTTTGCTGCTCCTCTCGTTTGCGGAATAACTGTCTAAGGAATTTCATTTTCGATACCTCTTTCTAGGTCTTCTACAAAACGACCTGCAAAATGCACAGCCTTTCTTGCAAAGCAGGAAAAAAACATTCGAGGGGCAGCGAATCGGTTAAAGTAAATGTTGTGGATATTCTCGCAAGACTCAGCGGCTTAGGTATACGGCAGTTTTCACCTAGCACAGTCAACATTGCGAGGCGGCACTTGTTGTAGGGTGTAGCTCGTGGACAGCATCTATCAATCAGACGACGCTCTACCCCGAGAGCATGCTTATCTTATCGTTGACACTCTCAATGCACTCCAAGCGAAAGGCATTGAGGGCAAATTTATCTTAAGAGCCGTCCTCGTCTCTTTAGTGCAATCCTATGGAGAGGACGAGGCGAGAGAGCATGTCTTGCACGAGATTGAGGCAATCAGCAAGACGCCAGCGCTCTACGTCTAGAGCCGTCATATCTCAGCGGTTGAAAGGCGCTGACGGCTCCATAGTCGCAAACCGTCTATAAATCGCTCACAGCGCATCAGACGGGGCAGCATCGGGCGATTTGAGGCGGTATCAGACCGGGCGGCACGGGAACCTATATAGGAGGGTGAGATTCACGACGGAGCTACGCTTAGCTCCGATTGGCTCCGCAGCCCCCATGCTTGGACCAAAGGGAAAACAAGGGGCGCAGCCTCTTGGAATCTGATTTATCTCTTTCCTTTAAGAATAGACTTAAGAAAGGCATAATTAAGAACGACCCCGTTTTGAACCTGATTCTATTAGTCAGCCGATTTCTATTAGTCGGTTCAAGCTGACTAATAGAAATGGCGTTTTGACTAATAGAATGACTAATAGAATTCGGGCGCATTCTGTTAGTCAATCGGAGTGTAATCCTCGTCGTCGGATTTGCCTCTCGTCTTGCCGATAGCGAGAGCAGCGTCTATATCCCAACCAGCGACCAGGCGGCGGCGGAGAGCTTCAAAGGCAACAACCGATTTCTTGGACAGGAACCTTACCGAGCGCAACTCGCCTTTCCAATACCAACCGGAGCGCTGCTCACTGGTTGTAAACCGCTCCACGAGTCCATGAGTCTTGGTGCTATGGATAACCCGCTTGCTTATGCCCCAAATTTCGTGCTTACGGTGGATGATTGCGATAGCTTGCTTTGCCGTCAGGGAGCCGCAGAACTTGAGGCGCTTGACGATTTCAGCCATGAGATACCAGCGTCCGTCTCCACGCCAGAGAATGTCCTTAACTGCTGCCTCTAGCTCCGTCTCAGACGCCACAGCGTTCCGCTGCCATAGATATGGCGTTGCCGTCTTTTCAACGACGCCAGCAGGACGACCCCGCTTGCGCTTTGGAGCGGCAATAGGTTGCTCTACCTTGACGGCATATTGCGGCACGTCACAGAGCCTTGGGGGTAATGGTGTTTCATACATTGCGATACCTAACCAATAGCAAAGCGGCTAGCTGACAGTGAGGGTATCGCTGCTCACTCGCTACGCCGCTTGGCTATGTCCGTATGTAATTCTTTGCCGCTGCCGCTCCGCTTGCGATACCGAGTGCATCAGCCAATCGTTGCTTTCTAGTTCTTTATCGAGTGTTCCTGCACGAAATTGAACAGCAATGCAGGATTTTTCTTTTAGCCTGTAGAAAAGCTCTCCAATGAGAGCGGAAAGATATCTAGATGCTTGGGCAAGCGTCGTCCATCACAGAGCCAAAGCTGGCGACATGTCTATCCCGAGAGCCGACGACGTGGACGGCAGAGGGACCACAGCGACGAGGACGAGGGGCGACTACATACCGTCTGTGCTCGCCCGATACTTGACCGTTGAAATTCTCCTAGCTCCGCAGCCGGACTCGCTCCGGGCGCTGCTGCTCCATATCTATCCCCGCTCCGGCTCTTACTATCGAGGCAAGAGCGTTTGGAGCTTTCGCAAGAGAATCCCCGAGCAGCCGAAAGCCTCTCGCCAGGACAGAGCCGCCTACTGGAGAGCGGCAGCGGAGAATTTCCGAGAGCTTGTCGAGGACCAGCTCGCCGCCGAGGACAAGCATGCCGCTTGACATTCCCCGTTGGAGAGCCTACGCCGGAGCATGCGCCGATAACCTCAAGCTCTCAGCCGACGACCGAGAGGACGCTATTGCAGAGGCGATACTTGCGATTCTCCAGGCTCCGATACAAGCCGACGCATACATAGCCAAGGTGACAGCTAACGCAATCCGCCGTCACTACAAGAAATTATCCGAGCAAGCCAGTCTCACAGTCTCAGCCGACGTAGCTCACCTACCGACTGAGGGAATCTCGGTAGACGTTGTTCACGCCAAAGAAATATACGACCAGCTAAGCCCCGACGACCAAGACTTGCTCCGTATGGATTTGCACGGCTACACAGAGAAAGAGATTGCTGCCGAGCTAGCTCTTACCGTCAAGCAGGTGGAGCATAGAAAGCGAAATTTGCGGCTCCGACTGCAAGAAATGACACTAGCATAGTTTCTAGGTACATGCAGGAAACATAGCCGTCCCGTGCGAAAAGAAAGAGCATGTCGGGACTTGAACTTTGGGCAGTAGCGATAGGAATTGCCACGTTCCTAGCTCCTATCGCCGTGTCAATCTCAAGGCTCTACGGGCGTGTAGGGCAGCTTGAGAAAGAGGCTATGCAGCATGACGTTGTAGAGGCACAGCTTAAATCAAATTCCTCGTCTCTGACAGGCTTGAGCTACCGAGTTGACCACCTAGAACGGGACGGACTGAAACTAGACGCCGAGCTTACGTCTATCCGCACAGAGCTTATGGCAATCAAAGTTTCTCTAGTTGCCATTGAGACGACGCTAAAGAATCTCGGCAAGAACTAACAAAGCAGGACAGCACGAGCTAGCTCCAGAAACAACCAGACGAGGCGATATCCGCCACAGAGGTACACGATAAATGTCTGGAGATTTTCGAGCTTTAGAGGGCGGCTACAAGGCTGTATATCACGGGGCGCTACCGGCTCTCGGCAGCAGCACTGCACTCTTTAACACGGCTGTAACAACGGCTCTCACCAACAACCCCGGCAAGACGATTTGCAAAGTCGTATTCACGCTCCGCACTGCTGGCATTACCATGACGTTTGACGGCACTACTGCCGCAACCGCTGGCAGCGTCGGCATTGACTATCCAACAGGGACATACGAGCTTTGGTTAAACGCCAACGAGCTTAAGAACTGCCGAGCGATTCAGAACGGAGGCGCTGCTACAGGCTACGTCGTCGTGTTTGCCGCTGCTTAACCTATGAGCATCTTTAACCCCGTCCCGACCGTGCCTTATGGAGTTGCTAGCTCTGTAACGGCTACGCACACAGCCCAACCGAAGGCATCTACCGTGTCATTGGTTGCTAAGGCGTTTGACCCTCGCTCTATCAGCGGCTTAGTTGGTTGGTGGGATTTTAGCGACTACACAACTGTTTGCTCCGACAAGTCCGGTGCGAGTCCGATTGCTGGCACGGCTAACGCAACGTTTCAGAGTGTCAATGACAAGAGCGGCAATGCTAACCGGCTTTCTCAAGCTAGCGCAACCGTTGATTGGGTCTACAACATCCTGAACGGCAAAGGCATGGCTCAATGGGCTAGCGGCGGAACTAATATCCTCACGACCGGCACGTTATCAGGTTGGGGAACGCCAAGCGCTCTAACAATCTTTGTCGTCCTTGACTCCGACAACGCCGCCGACAACTTTAAGAAAATCGTCACAGGTGGAGTTGCCGCAGAGCCGTGGAATAATCCGCAGTGCTTTAACTTGCAGCAAGGCGCAGCTAGCGACTACGCAATTGAGCGAGACGTGTTTGGAGCTACGCCGACACAGACGAGCGTTGCCAATAGCGGTAGCCCCGGACTAATCACGGCTGTATTCAACACGTCCACAAACGCAAGCTCTATCAACTTTCTCGGCAACACTGGCAGCGACTCTACTAACCTTGCTAGCGCTTTCAATGCGACCAGCACGGTTGGTATCGGTGGACGCCACGACGTTCTAGGGGACGGATTCCCCGGACGCATCGGAGAGGTATTGATTTACAACACGGCGCTTTCAACTGCCGACCAGGACAAAGTAAAAACCTATCTCCGCTCTCGTTGGGCAGTTTCGTAAAAAGATAAAGGGACGGCTAGCTCTGTCCTAGAAAGAGTCCTCCATCGGCTCTAAGCGATAGGCGCTTAGAGGAAATCCGAGGAGGATTCACTATGGCTACAGACCTTAATCAATACGTCCCTACAAAGCCCGGACTAGAACAGCAGGGCAATGTAACTCACCGGCTCCGAGTTGCACCCGAGGAAACAGAATTTGCGCATGCAGCAGCTAACGTGCTTGCCGCTATGGAGGGCAAGGTTACTCTGCTTGCTCATGGCGGAGTGCTTAGCTACAACACCGCTCGTGTAACCGAGGTAAAGGATAACTCCAGCACCATTGCTTATGCTGCTGGCGGACTCCGGCTCCAGACACAAGCAACGCCGACCGATAACGACGACGTTTCTTACGAGTCCGTTGAGACCATCACCCTTGCTCAAGATAAGGTGTATAGCCTTAACGTCCGAGTGCAGGTGTCTAGCGCTGCTAACCTTGGCTTAGCAGTTGGCTTTGTAACTGCTGGCTCTCAGCCGCTCAACGCCAATAGCACGGACGGTGTATGGCTTCATAAGGCAAAGAACGCCGCAACCGCTGTCCTCCGTGTCGTAGAGAACGGCAACGCCGCTGTAGATTCCAGCACTGTTGCTACTCTTGCCGACGCAACCGACGTGCGAATTGGTATTCGGTTCAAAGCCGGTTCTAGTGCTGCAAACTCTTGGGGATACGTCACGATTAACGGCACTCGCACGGCAATGTCTAGCGCTCAACTTACGGCGCTCCGCACAATGCTTGCGACGACGGCTCCGACTCTCAGCGCTTACCTTGGCGTCCGTGTCAACGGCACGACTCAGAGAAACGCTCTTGTTGCCTATCACTTGGCACAGGTGGACCGCTAAGCCGTCCCTAATGGCTAAAGCCCCGCCAGCGGCTTTATAGCTGGCAAAGAAAAGCCCCTCTGTCACGAGGGGCTTTCTTGTTTGCGAGCGTCAGCGAGCTACTGTAGGATTCTCTCCCGTAGCTCTTTCGGCATCTTGTCCCCTGTCAGCCGCTCAAAGATACGTGCTGCTGCATCCTCCATGCGCTTTATCCTTGTCTTGGATTCTCTCTTGTCAAAGGCATAGTCAACGACGGCGCTAGCGTAATCGTTGAGCAGTTGCCACGCTTGTTCATGCTCCATCTTTTCCATGTTCCTTATCCTACCAGCGGACAAACTCCATCCGCTCACACTTGGACAGTAGCCGAGGCTTAAAGCGTCCGTCCCGAATAATAAACGGGCGGCAGCGTGTCTGATTCGCTCGTTGGAATTCAGATAGCGCAAAGTACCCTAGCTCTGATTCAAAGCCATGCACCAAGCCAAAGAACAGCACGTCAACAACGGCGCTCCAATCCGTCACGTTGCGCAGCGGAATTTTCGTGCCGTCCTCGTCGTCCAACACGGCGCTAGCCTCTAGCGCATACCAAGTCCAACCGTTGTCAACGCAATACCAGCGCACGAACGCTCTAGCTTGCTGCCCCTCGTTTTCTTGGCTGTAAAGCTCCGGCAACGTCTCGCAATCCTTGGGCGAGAGTAGCTGAGAGTAAAAGGGATTCACGCTCTCACCTCGTTCAATGCCTTGCGCACGATTTGCGACGGGACAAAGTACACGTACCCGCACTCGTCCGCAATGCCGACATAGCCGCTCGTATCCGGCTCCGTAAGCTGCTCAAAGATGCTGCCCGCCTTTAACCTCGTGCGGCTTATGTTGTCGGCTGTAAAGTCCGCCAACAGTTCTACTAATCGTCTCATATGTTCCTCCGCTATGGATTCCGCCTGACTCGTCAGCTAGGGGCGGCACTCCCTAGGACAGCAGCGGCTATTACTCCGCTGCTGTTTCGTCTATCTCGCTCGTTTGACTCGCCTTAGTAACTCGTCTAACCGAGCTTGCCAGCAGCCGTCGTGATAGCTGCCGACGTGATACCGATGCACGGAACCTCTGTCCCGTCTCTCGCCATGTCCGCAATAGCAGCAGCGAGAGCCGTCCTCGTCCGCCATACGACGGGCTAGCTCTATGCGGCAAAGCTCCGCAACCTCGCATATATAGGCTACGCATTGCGGCTCCGTGTCCAATAGCTGCCCCTCGCTCAAAGCCTCTGCATAGGCTTTGTAGTTACCGGCTACTCCGTCGTATTGTCCGATTTGCTTACCGTCATGTAGCACGGCATACCAAGTGCCGAACGCTCCGGCTCTCGGCTCTACCGTCACAGTGTCACGAGTGATATTCATACGTCCTCCGCTATGGATTGCCTGACTCATCAGCTAGGGGCGGCAAAGTCCCTAGGACGGCGGAAAGCTCCGCCGTTTCGTCTAGTCCTCGTGCGACTCGTCCCAATTCACGCCAAGGATAAAATCGGCGGCTTTTTGGGCTTGGGCGGCAGCGATAACGGCAATTTTCTTGTCGCTCTTGAGCTTGGATAGCCAACCGTCTATGTAGCTTGCACTCTGCTCCATGCTAACGTCATTGGCAATGCCAGCGACGTTACAGAGAAAGCTAGCGCCAAACTCGGCTACCAATTCCTCTCTCGCATAGCTAGCCGTCCCGAATCCCTCTATCTCGGCAATGCCCGGACGGTTTAGGCGGCTCTCGTGTCCCGTGCTATGCGCTAGCTCATGAAACAGAGTCGAATAGTAGCGCTCCGTGCTTTCAAACCGCTCTACCTTGGGCATATGGACCGAATCCGTAGCCGGACGGTAAAAGGCTCTATCTCCGCCGTTATCGTAAACGGACGGAGCTTGAGGCATGCCGGAAACGATGGACTCGCAATGCTCTAGCCGCTCCGCTAGTCCTCGCTCGTCGTCAGAGACTAACGGCGGCAGCTTTAGCCCGCACTGCTCCACGTTGAAAACTCTGTAGTAACGGAGCAAGGGAATTCGCTCCGTCCGTCCCGTGTCCTCGTCCTCTATCTCTAGCTGTTTCCAGAAAACAACTACCGTGCTAGCCTCTCCCTGTCTCACATGTCCGCCTAGCTCTTTGGCTTGCTTGTAAGTTAGCCATCGGTTATCGGAATACGGAGCAAGTCCAAGCATAAAGGCATTGATTCCCCTGTAGCGCTTTTTGCTAACCGCATTGACAGGGACGCCGGAACAGCGCCACGGTTTGCGCCAAGGGATAACGCCACGCTCTAGCATGCTAATCAGTTGCGACGTAACCATTTCGTAAACGACGATATTTGACATTTCTAGAATCCTCCGCTATGGATTGCCTGACTCGTCAGCTAGGGACGGCAAAACCCCTAGGACGGCGGAAAGCTCCGCCGTTTCGTCAAGAGCCGATAAGCTGCCGTAAGGTAGCCGCTGCATCGTCTATGCACGTCGTGTAATAAGCTCCGTCCTCTATCATCGTCCGTAGCTCGTCCCGTGTAGCGTTCGGATGATAGGCGGAAAACCTCGTAAGGCTAGCCGCTATCCGATACTCTCCGTCCGTCTTTGTCACGTTGTAACCCGAACCTCTCGCCAATGTCTGTAGCTGCTTAAGTGTCATTACTCGCTGTCCTCCGTCTTGAGAATGTCCGCACATTCCAAGAGCCTTACTAGCTCTCTCGCCCATTGCTCCGCCTCTGAGTCTTTGCCGCATTGCTTGTATGCAATCGCCTTAGCCATCGCTCTAGCCGCCTCTGTCCTGTCTATCATCGCTGTACCCTCGCACGGGATACAAAGCCCATAAGCTCCGTTAACTTGCGTCGCTCCGCTAGCTCCGCCTCTGTTAAGCAATCGGCAATTTCCGCCTTTAGCTTTCGCCGATGCTCCGCACTCCATACCCGTCCCGTGCTAGCAAACGAATACAAAGCGCTGCACTGTCCGCCGTGCCAATCGCTAGCCGTCAGTTGATACCGTGTCATGTCTAAGGTTCCTCCGCTATGGATTCCGGCAACGTCCAAGCGCTGCCGCCAAGAAAGATATATATTCAGACCGTCCCGAACGCTAGCCCAGGACAGCCGAACTGACACAATTACCGGGACGGAGAGAGCTAGCGGCAACGGAGAGAAAAGCCTAGCGGAGCGTATCCGTTGCCGCTACAGAGAGCTATAGACGGAAATCAAGTGAGAGCCTATAGGGAATCACGCCAAGAGAGACAGAGGGAGCTAGCAAAGAGAGAGCGAGAGAGAAACGCCAAGAGCTAGGCCAAACGACACAAACGAACCTAAAGCAAACGGAACAAAGCAACCTAGAACAGAGAGAAAGAGAGCCGAGAAAGATTGATTTACGCCAAGGGAGAAAGAAAGAGCCGAAACGCCAAACCTAGCCGCTAGAACAGCCAAACCTAACCGCTAAACCTAACCGCTAAAAACGTCGGCTGTCTGTCTCTGTCTCTGATTCCGCTATCCGTTTGCGTTCGTCTCTCGGCTCTCGCCCGTGCTTTTCCCCTGTTTCCCCTATCCGTTTCCCCTGTCTTGGCTCTGTTTTGAACCTATACGCTGCTGTTTACGGAACAGCAGACTAGTCGCCTAGCCTCTCGCCCATATGTAGCGGCTAGCCAATCCAAGGTAGCGGAGAGCCTAGAACGTGCGGTTTTCACTTATGCGGACCTCTCTTACCCCTCTACCCGACCCTGCCCCCGCCGCCGCAGGAATTCCCCATCAGCCTCTCCAATTTCTCTCTGAAAAAATTACAAAAACACCTATCGACTCCGGTTGCAGGATGACTTAGCTCCGACTCCGTATAAGGCTAGACATGGACTGTGACCCCAACAAGGCAGACAAGGCGGACGAGGCAGCGGAGATAACGGAGTCGGCGGAGCCTGACTACTGCGACGAGTGCGGACAGGAGAACATAGAGGGTTTTGGTCATTGGTGCCCGTTGGACGCTGGCGCTTGGTGGTTGTAAGAGGGGAGAAAGCGCAGACATGCCGATGTGGGAAAGTTCAAGGCTATCACCTGCTGTCTGTGCGAGCGTCTTTGGTTCTTTGCAGCGGGGTTATGTGACAGTGCCGGTCCATCCCGAGGTTAGCGAGATAGAGACCATGTTTCGGCAGCTTGCGCATGCTATCGACAGCTATTACGAGGCTATAGGCTCTGACTCGGAATTGTTCTTGGAGAGAGCAAATCCGCTCCGCTAGGCTTTTCTCTCTCTAGCTCTTGGGGAATCTCTGTCTCTCTAGCCTTTATGTTAGAGAGAGGCGGAGAGAATGATTCACTACTACACAGCTAAGCGCAAGCGTCGGGGCTATGTCCTATCGCTCGTGGAGAGGGATAGCGAGGGCAAGATTGTTCATAAGCGCTTTGTAGTTGCTAAGAGACGTGCGCAGATTCCGAATGCTTACAGAGAGCTAGTCGAGATTTGGGAGCTAAGCAAGGACTCAACGCTATGGGGCTGAGAAAGAGTAGTCATGGCTAAGAGTAACTACGGTGGATTTCGGGCGGGGGCAGGGCGTCCTAAGAAAACTGCTGCTCCGCTAGCTCAAGGCGCTGTAGACGAGCGCACAAGGGTTATGAAAGCCGACGAGCGGCAAGTCCTCAAAGTGCTTGCTGACGAGGCAAAGAAAGGCACTCGTTGGGCAGTTGAGCTTTGGATGGCTTACATGTACGGCAAGCCGACAGAGCGCCAGGAGATTGCGGACGCCAGAGCCAAGACGAAAGAGACGCTTACAGAGCAAGAGATTCTTGACAGAGTTGAGGCGCTAGCCAGAGCCGCCGAGAGCGCAAAGACGAAAGCAGCGGCAGCCGGACATATCGAGCCGAGCGAGGACGAGGACGACGCCGGCGATTCAGTCGGCTTGATTCTCTTGGACGGGACGGACGGATGATGAACATACCTTTTGCGTCGGTAACAATACCTCTAACACCTTTCACCTACAAGGGCAAGCCATTTATAGCTTGGGAACGGTTATCACCGGGCGAGGAACGGTTGCTACGGCTCAACTACCAAGCGTGGCAAGCCCTTTACGGATTCCGACCAGAGGATGTATATGCGAACTGGCGAGAGGAACAAACGCATATAGAGGACAGCTAATGCCTGTTGCACCCGGAACCATCTTAACGACGGTGATGGAGGGGGACTCCAGGCTTACTGACTCCCGCACTCCGACAAGTCATGCCGCATCGCATAAGAGCGGTGGCAGTGATGCAATCAAGCTAGACGAGCTAGCAGCGCCGACCGACAACACGACTCTTGACGCAACAGTAACGGCTCATGGCTTGCTGCCGAAACTAGGCGGCGGGACCGTGAATTTCCTACGGGCGGACGGGACTTGGGCAGCGCCGACAGCCTCAACGCCGGATTTGCTGATTACTAAGCGTTCGGCGACAGCTAACCAGACAGTGAGTGCTGGATATTCGGCTGTTGTAGCGGCTGATTACGAGATTGCTAGCGGCTTTGTTTTGGAGCTTAGCGCAGACGGCTTATTGGAGATTTTATGAGCAGATTACGATTGAACGCAGTGGCTACGCCGAGCGCTCCAGCTACGGACAAGTCGGAGCTATTCCTAGATAGCAGCGACGAGATTCTTACATGGATTGACGACCAAGGCTCTGTAAGGAAAGTGGCGCAAGGCGCTCTTGACTCAGAGATTGCGAACAGTGCCGCTATCAACACGACTGAGACTATCATCGTCGGCGGATTGAACGGGGCTAGGATTAAGGCGAATCAGCTAAAGGTGGGAACGACGATTCGGGCGACTCTCCAGGGCACTTGTACGTCTACAGCGGCTAACGCATCTACTTGGCGTATTCGGTTTGGCACGAACGGCACGACGGCTGACACGGCTATTGCTACAGCGGCTAACTCTGTTGCTGCTACGTCCGGCACGAACATTCCCTTTGAGGCGCAGCTTGTCATGACTGTGCGCACTGTTGGCGCATCGGGCAGCATCAGCGGCTATCTCAAGCTGATTAACACGGGCGTCACGGGCATCAGCGCCGTCACTGCTCAAGTCGTGCAATTCACGGTGGCAGCAATCAACACGACCGTTGACAGTTGGCTCTCTGTGACTTATCAGGCAGCAGCGACGACGACGACAAGCACGTTTCAGAACGCCTTTATCGAGGTTGTGAAAATCTAAATGAGAGCCTTACTAGACAGATTCATTAACTGGCGTCGGGAGCGCCGAGCCGAGCGGATAGCAAACGTGATTCTCCTGAACATGGACGAGCGGGAGCAGGAGCTTAACGACGACGCTAAGGTGAAATGCCACGTATGCAGCGAGGTTGCCTCTACAACGCTGGCGATTGACCGGGAGACGGGCTTTGCCGTCCACGTATGCCCCAAGTGCGGGGAGGCAGAGGCTGATTAAGGATTGACGGACCTCTCCAGGATTCGGAGCCTCATCGTGGGCGAGCTGGAGCGCCGCCAGGACGGAGAGACGAGCGAGACCCCGTTGTACTCGGCTCTGTCCACGCCGGAGCTTAGACGGCTCTTGCGAGTGCTGAGAGAGGCGGAGATTGACGAGTTGTATAAGAGAGCATTACAGGCTTGGCGACTAGAGCCGTAGGAGAGCTACGGACAGGGAGTTTTCTGTCATTTCTTTCTCCCGCTCCGCTTAACACGCCAAGAAAAAGGGGACGCAGCTTGAAAGGCATAGCTAGCTAGCGTCCCCAATGTCAGTTTTCCATCTACTTTATCAACGGATTTGATAGAGAACGAGCAGGGACGCTCAAAGATTTCGAGGAAAGTTACGGCAGCAATCAGGCGCAGCTAGCGAATGATATCTAGGGAGAGCCTAGATTACCGACGAGCTTTTGCGGACATGAAACAAAGCTAGCTTAACACCTCTCACGAAAGCCCCTCAGCACGAGGGGCTTTTTCTATTTGCAATGTCAGACGAACCGACAGAGCTAGAGCGCAAGTTACGAGAGCTTGTGCGGAATTGGAAATTTCTAAAGACCGACGAACGGCAAGAGGCGCTTGAGCTATTTAGCCTTGTTGCTCCGACGTTTGCCGGATTCTGTCAAGCAACGCTCAAATTTCCGCTAGACCCTTGGCAGATATGGCTCTGTAACAGGCTAGAAAAGCTCCGATTCCAGACAGGGCAGCGAATATTGCTACACGCTCCGCCACAAGTCGGAAAGTCAATCATCGTAGCTCAGCGATTGCCAGCCTATATCATGGGCTGTAAGCCGACGAGCCGCAATGCCGTTGGCTCCTACAACCAGCAAAAGGCTATCGACTTTAGCAAAGTCTGCCAGACGGTTATGCGCAGTGGCGAGTACATGCGCATGTTTCCTAATCCCGAGTGCAGGATTGCGCCGGATGCTAAGCAGGACAGTTTCAGCACGATAGCTAGACAGAATTTCGGAGACGGACAGGCTAGCCTAGTCGCTCTCGGCATGCAGACGGGCTACGTCGGTAAGGGTTTTGACGGCTTGCTCGTCATTGACGACCCTTACCCCTCTAGCACTATGGCTATGAGTCCGCAGATTAACACTCTGATTCGCTCATGGTGGGAGCAGACGGTTATGACCCGTGTGCCGGACGAGACAAACATCATCGTCTGTTTCCATCGCTACCATAGCGAGGACTTTGCCCAATATCTGATTGACCAAGGGGATTGGGAATTTATCCGGCTAGCAGCTATAGCCGACGACTCGGAGGAATTCCCGGACCCGCTCAGCCGAAAGCCCGGAGAGCTACTGACGCCTAGGCTTTCAAAGGAAAAGCTAGCCGAGCGAGAGGAACGGGATTCCATGTCCTATCACGGGCAGTTTCAGGGCTTGCCTAGACCTCTCAAGGGCGGAGCTTTCGAGGCGGAATGGTTCGAGGAAACGGACGATTACTCGCCATACATTGAGGAGATTCCCCGGCTTGACCATTACGTAAGAGCTTGGGATTTGGCGACGACGACCAACCAGCGCTCTGACTACACCGTTGGGGCGCTTATGGGCGTGATGGATAACGGAACCCTCGTGCTGCTAGATATCGTGCGCAAGAAAGCGGAATGGCACGAGGTACAGCAGCTAATCAAAGACACGGCAGCAAAGGATAAGGAGCTTATCCAAAGCATCAATCCGTTCGGCAGATATTCCGTTGGCGTTGAGCATAAGGCTATCGGTATCGTCGCATACCAAGCGTTCCAGGCGGAGAGCTATTGGCTAGCCAATCAGATTCCGCTAGAAAAGATTGAGATTAACGGAGCTTACGAGGACAAGAAAACCCGGAGCAACTATTGGCGCTCACAGTTTGCCAACGGATATTTCAAGATGCTCCGTTTCGGCACTTGGCATCAGGTGTTTAAGAGCGAGTGCCTAGCGTTCACAGGGCGCAAAGGCGGCAAAGACGACCAGGTAGACGCCGTTAGCAACGCCGTTCAAATGCTCAGCAAGCTAAAAGGCGGAGCTACGCCAGAGGTTAAGCCGCTAGACCCTAACTCCCTCGCCTATTTCCAATGGCTACGGGACCAGCACGAACTGAGAGAACAGGAACCATACCTATGAGTAAGACTAAGGACAAACAGGACGAGCCATTGACGCTCGTACAATTCCCGCCGTGCGCTGTAAGGCTCTTGCTAGCCGAGTACGCCAGAGGCTTGAACAAGCTAGGCTATTTCCGCCTAGCCAACAGCGAGGACGAGGAGGGGACTAACAACACTTGGACAGTCACTCGCACGGACCCGACAGCTAGCAACGGCAAGATTGACACTCCGGGCTTTATCCGCCTTACGGTGGAGCGAGACAGATTCGCCCGTATGAAAGCGCACTCCGACTTGCGAAAGCTGAACGGAGAGCTTGCCTTGACGATTGCTAAGGCTAGGGGATTGGAGCGGATGCATACCAGCGACCCGGACGAGGCGCAAGATAACGCCGACACGATTAAGCGCTTAAAGGCTAGCGAGCTTGATTTGCGGCAGCGGATTAACGAGGCGCAGAGAGTCATAGACAACCCGGACGTGGAGGATTTCTATTTCCCTCTTGACTGTCCTTTCAAGGAGTTTGGACTTGCCCCTCTACCAGTATGATTGCCCCTCGTGCGGGAGCATGGAGCTTTTCCATAGCTGGCAAGAGGCAGGACAGCCGAGAGCTTGTCCCGATTGTGCTAGTCCGCTGACGAGGGTGTACACGGTTCCGGCTACTCAGCAGGGTATTGATTGGGATTCGCTAGACCCCAAGGAAAAGGAATTTCACCTAGCTCACAAGAAAGCTATTGAGAAACGAGCTAAGGACGTTGTTGACGGCACGCTTGAGATTAAGGTGCCTAAGAAATGTCCCGAGCAAGCAAAGCCTCATATCCCTGTTGAGCGAAAGCATTTCTAGGGACGGGCGGGATTTCTAGCTAATGGCAACCTTACCCTCTAACACTGTTCTAGGCGAGCGCATCAGGGGCGGCATAGACGTTGAGTACATGGACTCGCTCTATAAGCAGCACAGCTATGTTGTAGGCGAGCCGTGGAACCGTGCTGCTACGGCTCCGCATAACAACAATGACGGACAGTGGCCGGACTATCCCGATATCGTTAACCGCACGTTGGAGATTGGAGCTAGCCGAGTCATTCTCAACAATCAGTTCATCGGCTTTACAAAGCAGACGTTTGCAACGCCTAAGCCGACATTCCCCGAGCTCGACGAGGTGACAGCTACAGTAAGGCAGCAGTTCTTCCTCAAGCGCTGGAGAGGGACAGGACGTGTAGCCGCTCAATGGTCTAGCCATACAGAGCCTACAATTTGGGATGGACGAGGACTAGGCATTGGCTTTACAAAGGTATGCGCCGTTACGAATCCCGAGACAGGCAAGCAGTTTGTTACGCTCCAGCACTATCCCGTCTGGCATGTCGTCTATGACCCGCACGTTAGGAATCCTTACGAGGCACGTTGGATTTGTTTCCTCACTTACCTAGACCCGGACGAGGCAGCGGAAAAGTTTGGAGAGAAAGCTAGGGACAAAAAGGTAAGGCTCCAGGACGACTATAGCGGCTTGAGCTTTGACGTTGTTAAGGTCTACGAATACTACGACGTAGGCATTGGCGGCAAAAAGCCTTGCATGGCTGTCTATCTAGGCGACCTCAATTCGGAGCCGGAGTTTAAGAAAGAGAATCCCTACAACGGTTGCTTGCCAGTGGCGCTGTACACGCACTTGCTCATTCCCCAAGTCCGCCGTCCGGTTGGGCGCATCGTGCAGCAAATTGCATTGCAAGAGGCACGAAACCAGGCGGAGCGCCAGCTACGGGAATATCTCAAGCAGTTTCCGGCTGAGGTGATTGACCCGTCCAAGGTGGACCCCGACGACCTCAGAGAGTACATTGCGGGACGCAAGACAAAGCTCAAGCTGACGGGCGTTCCCGAGGGTCCGGTGATTACGAGAACGGCAGCGCCGGAGATTCCGCAGACGCTACTCCAGCAAATCAACATCTTGGACAGAGAGCTTACGGCAAGCTCCGGTATCACGGACGCCGAGCGGGGCAACCTGAATCCGACTCAGCGAACGGCTACGGAAAACCAGCTTATCGACAGCCGCTCTCAAGTCGGAGCCGGACGAGACAGACAGCAGACCTTGCTCTACTACACGCATCTAGTGGAGAAAGTTCTAGAGGTTGCTAGGCTCTTTGACCGAGACCCCGTGCTGCTGGATATCGAGGGACAGAACATCGTCTTTAACGACCCGGCAGAGCCAGCGTCGTTTATCAAGCATTTCCTTGAGGAGCCTAGCGTTGTCCTGATTGACACAACGGAAATGGACGCTGACATTGCTAAGGCTGAGAAAGCTCAGGAAATGGCTTTGCTCAATCAGCTATTCCCGTTCGTCGGCACAGTTATTAAGCCCGAGTTTGTAGCCGAGAGAGCGCTAAAGGCTCTTGGCGTTCAGAACGTGGACGAGGCTTTGATTCGCAAGGATATGACTCCGGCTATGCCCGGAGCGGAGGGGCAGCAACTCCCTCCAGAAATAATGTCAATGATTCAGCAGGGAGGACAGCCGCCGTTACCGAACGGATAACACGGCATTAACTCTCTTTTTCGCTGAGTTTCAATTCGGGCTAGGCACTCCGCCTAGCCCTTTCTTTTTGCCCGGAGAGCAAGACTATGAGTGATTACGAATACACAGAGAACACGGACGAGCTAGAGACTAGCACTGAGACTGATACGGAGCTTGGCGAGGACGATTTTGGACCGGAGTACGAGCCGGATTACGACGTTCACTCGGCACTAGCTGAGATTCATTCCGAGCAGGAACCAGAAAAAAGTGAAAATTCTAGCGAGGACAAGCAGGACGACCAGGACGAGGCTGAGAATGAGGCGGATACTGACGACGACGAGGGAGAGGAATCAGAGGACCAAACAGCCGAGTCCGACGACGACGATTCCGACTTTGAGTTAGATGCTGAACTAGCCAAGGTTCCGGGCGCTACAAAGCGCTGGCAGGAACAGCTAGCAGGTTTGGAAAAGGTAAAGAGCCGCTACCAAGAGCTATCGGAGAAAGCTACTCCAGTCTTGGAATGGGCAGAACGCTTTGACAACAAAGAGACTGCCGTTAGCGAATACAAGCAGCTTGCTCGTCTGCTATCCGACCTACACGGCATACCAGTAGAACAGTTTATAGGCGACAGTGCCGCCAGCCACGTTGACAACAACGATGATGCTGACCTAGAGCCTTGGGAAAAAGAGGGGTTCGTCTACCAAGACGAATACGACGTTTACACGAAAGCCAAGCAAGACGCTAAGGCGGAATTGCTTAAAGAGCTTGACCCTTACCTCCAAGAGCTAAAAGCGACCAAGCAGCAGAGAGAGCAAGAGCGTATCCGAGCAGAACGAGAATCGTATCTGGACAAGGTAACGCCAAGGACTCAAAAGCTGCTAGCCAAGACCGAGAACGGTTGGACCGTCACTCGTGAAATGGTGGAAAAGGCGCTAGACGCATTCCCGCAGTTAGCGGACGAACCGGCTAGAGCGGTTAAGGCTTACTATGCTGACGAGCTAAAGGCTCACACAGCTAAGGTAGTCACCGAGCTAGCATCGCCCAAAGCGCCAGAGATTCTGCCTAAGAGCAGTCCGGCAGGGCGAAAGAAAGCTAACGAGGATTGGGATGCATACGATATCCGCACGGCTCTTACAGAGCTACAGCAGGATTAACAACAACATCGGCTGAATAGCAACAACAACAAGGGGAGACATTATCAATGGCTATTTGGGCAGGTGGTACTACCATCAACACAACTGAGATGGCTATGGTTGTAAACAAGGTTTACAACAAGAAAGCTATCAACATCGCAAAGCGCAAGAACGGCTTGCTCTACGCTATCTATGGCAAGGACGAGAGCGGTTCTATTCCGCTGGACCAGGCAGACAAGTTTGTCCGCATGGGACAGGTTAACGGACACAACTTTGAGGTTCGACTTGTCGGCGCTCTGCCGTCGCCTGCTGGCGTTACGGACGGTGCTAACGAGCTTGCAACCGTTAACCTTTCTAGCAACTACGATTCCGCTGCTTTCGGTGGTTCGGAATTCGCAATCGCTCACTACACTTGGACGGAGCCGCTGCCTCATCACCAGCTTTACCGCTATGTAGGCGACGAGGCTAAGACTGCTGGCTATCTCCAGGAGGTTTTTGACCGAGTGATGTCCGGCTACGAGAACGTAATCGGCAACGCTATCAACGGCTCCAGCGCTCCGGCACGAGACCAGATTGGCGGTTGGGCTTACGCAGTTGCGACCGACAACACCTACGGCGGCATTGACCGAACGGACTCTGCTAACGCATCGTTCCGAGGCAACGTCCGTGCGGCTAGCGGCGGCACTCTGACTCTGCCCCTCGTGCGCAGCGCTCAGAACGACTGCATCATCGGCGGCGGCAATCCCGAGATTGGACTGGGCGACCAGACGGTCTACGAGCTGCTCCAGCAAAAGATTGAGCCGTACAGCCAAATCACCTACGACAAGAGCGGTTGGACTCGCTTTGGCGGAGTGTTCTTTGAATACGCCGGAACCAAGTGGATTCTTGACCAGCGAGCGCCGAGCAACACTCTTGGCATTCTTGACCCGAGCACGTTCGTGTTCATCTACAAGAACATGGGGCTGACCAATGCGGCAGCTATCATGCCGGACCCAAGCCGTGCGGCGGCTCACGTCATGCCGACCGAGATTTGGTGCCAGCTTGTCTGTGTCAAGCCGAACAGCAACGCCAAGATTACGGGCGTCACGTCCTAATCTAGCTAGCTAATCGTTTGAGGCACGAGTCTAATAAAGGCTCGTGCCTCTTTCTTTGCGAATAAGAGCTTTAGCAGAGGCATTGGCGCATGGCAACACTCCAAACGATTCTAGACAACATTGACCGCTTTTTGCAGTTTGACCTAGACAATATGTACGGGGAATCCCCGACTACACAGCAAAAGGTGGACGGCTTTAATTGGGCGCAGCGCACGGTTAGCAAGCTAATCTTTCAATACGACCCTAAGATAACGCTGACGCTCACTGCCGACCAAGCTAGCTACGACCTCCGCAACACTAGCGTTGTCTCTCGCAAAGTCATTCGCCCGTATGCCGTGATTATCAACGGCAACATGCTTTGGAACGCTGCCTATACAGAGCGTGGGCTATGGACCCTGCAAGAGCTTGAGAGGATGATTCCCTCGTGGAGAACCGACAGCAGCGGAACGCCGACTAAGGGCGTTTACTACGGTAACCAAAAGCTCTTGCTGCATCCGGCTCCGACAACTGCCGTTGTGAACGCTGGCGACAACTATATTTCCGGGCAATACCTAGCCGCTGACATGACGACTGCTCAGCTAGCTAGCACTCCAGATATTCCAGAGGAACTGCACGAGGCGATTGCTTTCTGTGCAGCGGCTCGTCTAGCTCTCCCCAATCTATCCGAGGCAGAGGCTTGGCAGCGCATCACAGCCTTTAATGCCGAGTGGCGCTCTATGGCTGACGACATGCGCCGAGAGAACATGAGAGCTATTCAGTCTTGGGGCAGCACGACCGGCAATATCACTCCCGATTTCATGGTGATGTAACGAATGCGTAGACGCAAATTCCAGATAGCTCCGTTTCTCGGATTGATTACGAGCATTGACCCTCGCTCAATCCCGGCAAGCAATGCTAGCGACCTCTCTAACGTCCGTGTTGAGGACGGTGCTTTGCGTGTCCGCTATGGCTATCGGAACCGTGTAGCTGCTCACGCCAACTATCAGGGCAACGTCTATGGCTTTGAGTATCTACAGGGATACAACACGACGACGGGAGCCGAGGTTGAGGAGTTTGTATCCTACGAGCAAATCCTTGGCGTCGTTCGTCCAATGTCCATTAACCCGACCACAGGGGTTAAGACAGAGATTCTTGACGATGGCGGAGCCGTCGTCTCGCTCAATGCTAACGAGTGGAAAGCTATTCCTTGGCAAGACGTTTCCTACCATATCAATCCGAACGCCTCTACAACCGCCGTCTACCGGCATGCGATTGGAGATAGCACGTCTTGGGTTGCTGTTGCTCCGCCTACGGCTCCGAGCAACCTTATGTGGACAATCAGCTATGGCGGTCCAACGGCTCCGTATTCAGACCTAAACTTTACTGGCGTCAACAC